CGTCACCAAGAAGGGCGGTATGCTGTACAAGGTGTCGAAGGATGTGTGGGCGGCGCTTGGCGTGGGGATAACGGCGATTGAGAAGGAGAGAGGATGACGGACGAACTCAAGCTGGTTGCTGACAAGTTCAACGCAGAACGCGATCTTCTTTGCGCCCAGGACAACGAGCTCAAGGAGATCATCCGGCGCATGGTGGAACACGGGAAGACACTTGCTAGCCCGTATGATGCGAAGTGGAATCAATTGACGTGCAAGGCCGAGATCTTGGCGTCGGTTCCGATCAGCCTGCCGCTGATAGGGGATGAGCAGCAAGCAATCGGGAAAGAGGGTGAGTAGATGGACAAGCGAACGATGTGGTTCTTCGGTGGTCACGCTGGCCCATGGAGGCTGTGGGGAGTCTGGTGGAAGCGTCGAGTTTTTCTTGGTGTTTCGGTCATTCGGCAGAATGAGGATTGGGAGCTTTCCACTGAGTTCGCCGGGGAAGGGGCGCAATGTGAGTCAGCCGAAGCCAACTAAAAACAACTCCACGCCAATCTACAGGCTCGTTATCCAGGACATCAGGAAGCGCGCCAAGGTTGGCAAGAAGAACTACGGCGTCTACCTCCAGGCAAGCAACGGGCGCGACTGCTTGATGGACGCATACGAAGAGGCTCTGGATCTGGCAAAGTACCTGCGCCAGAAGATCGAGGAGGAGAAGGGCATGAAGACAAAGCGGAAAGCAGAGCGACTGAAGAAGGCTGAAACCCAACACCTTCCGGTCGTCGCCAAGAAGAACACGAAAGACTGGTGCAAGGGCGTAGTTGGCCGAATACACCAGACGTACTGGAGAGAATCTGGCACCCACATCTTGGACAGGAAGTGCATGGTGTGTTCTAAGGTTGTCGAGAGAGTCATCAAGCCGTACGGTGAGTATGGCGAAGGCTACCAGGAATGGGATGCGGCGTGGACGAAGTACCGTCAACAGGAAAAGGAGAGAAGAGAATGCAAGTTGTTTTAGCTGTATTGATTCTGTCGTCTATGGGAGTGATTGGAATTGCGTGGTTCAAGTTGATGCAGTTCAAGCACCCCAAAGCTGCTCTGTGGTATTACATGGGCGCTTACTGTATCGCAAACGGAGACGCAGAGATGCGCCGGATCGAACGGCAGACTGAACACTACCGGGCCATGGAAGACCTCTGCGGAGGGAAGATTGAAAGGAGCAAGTATGATCGTCAAACTCAAAACAGCTAACGCATCCGTGAAGATTCCCGTGTACGCGCACGGCCCCCACGAAGACGCAGGCATGGACCTGCACGCCGACGAGGCGGTGTTCCTGCGCCCCAATGAACCCCAGGTTGTGAAGACCGGGCTACACATCGAGCTTCCTCCCGGGTGCGAGGCGCAGATCCGCAGCCGCTCCGGACTGGCGCTGAAGAATGGCATCACCGTACTGAACAGCCCCGGCACAATCGATCCCTCCTACCGTGGGGAGATCGGCGTCATCCTATGCTGGAACGGGTACAAGCAGGTACAGGATCAGCCCTTCGTCATTGAGAAGGGAATGAAGATCGCACAGATGGTGATCGCCAAGTACGAACCCATCCGCTTCGAGCAGGCCAACGAATTATCCAACACCGACCGGGGTGCCGCAGGTTTTGGATCTACCGGAACACGGTAGTCCAATCAAACGGGCATAGCCCAAATTCAAAAAGAAAGGCATGGTGAATTGAGAACACTGAACTAGCCAAAGAGAAAACCACAGAGACTACCCAGGTGACCCCTGGGTGTACGGAATTGACGTTCTTTACACCGAGGGGTTACGATTGAGTATGCAAGCCACACAGCGCAACCCATCGTGGATGGTGTCCAAGAATTTCAAAGCATCAGAAGTATGCTGCAAACATTGCGGCGTGATGGGCATGAAGCTTGATTTCATTGCCTTGCTTCAGGAGTTCAGGGATTACCTTGGTGCGCCAGTGGTAATCAACAGTGGGTACAGGTGCAGCCTGCATCCCGCTGAACTGTCTAAGCCTCCCGGCAAAGTCGGAAGGCATAGGCTTGGGTGTGCGGTTGATATCCGCAGTCCCGGCATGAGCCTTGAAGATCTCTACTCCAGAGTAGAGAAGTTCGGTAAGTTCCTTGGAGTTGGTGTTTCCATCCACGGGGGCTTCATTCATTGCGACCAGAGAGAAAGGAAAGCCAGATGGCAATACGACGTGAGTGGGAAGGACATCCCGTGGGATGGACGGTGGCAGTCGCTAAAGGGATAGGAGATCTCGCATGATTCGGCGCAGGGTCTTGCACGATCTCCCAGCTAAGGAGAGGGATCTCGAATCCCTCCCCAAGCTCAAGGATTCTATTCGGATCGTGATCAGCGATCCAGTGTTTCCTCTGTCTTTGTACTTGAGGAATCAGCTAGGTGACTTGGTGCAGAGTCGCGCTGCAAGCAAGGACATGTACCGGATCTCCCAGAACATCTCGAACAAGATGCGGTTCTTGCCTGTGTCTGGGGTCAACCTCAACATCGAACTGCACGACAGGGCAAAACTAAAAGACTACGGCATGTTTATAGACGTAGTCCTTAGGATTCTATATCGCGCCTGCCTGATTGAGTGCATGACATCTAGCTCTGTAGAGAGTGTTAATGTCAAGTACGTCGAGGCAGACAGGCGCAAGGTGATCGTGAATATCAACCCGAAGAAATCGGGAGAGACTACTTCCGTAGTCGAATCGGTATCTGTTTCTTAAGGTCGTTCACCTCAGCGGCAAGGGAGACGATCTCTTTCTGGATCTCGTTGAGTTCGTCTCTCTTTTCACTGGAGGACATCTCGGTGTCGCTTTGGACGGCACGCTTCTGTCGGTTGAGTTCTCGGATCTGTTCAATGACAGGGCGGACTTCATCGCCAATCTCGGCAAGCTGATAAAGCTCATCTTCCTTCGCTTCAGATAGCTCTCGCCCATTCTCGGAGTACGCCTTAAGAGTGGACGCTGCCATCTTCGCGGCCTCGTCGATCATGTACAGATCCTCGACCATCTTCTTGCCTTCAGCAGACTTGAAGAGGGGGCCAATGACGGGGAGGAGGTATGGCTCAGAGAAGCGCATCCGTTCTGGCACGGGAGCATCGCTTCCTTCCTCGATAAGTCTGCCAAGGATGTCGGCAGAGTAGGCACCGATTGTACCGAAGTAGCCTCTGATCAAGTGATCGACCATAACAGGCGATACAGGGAACGCAGTTTCCTCCATCGCCCTTCCAGCCGCTTTAGCCACACCAGTGCTGTACTCAGTAAACTGCTCCTCTGGAAGCAGGCTGGCAAGGTATTGGTTCACAATCGGCCTCTGAGAGTAGAAGTCGAAGTTGGCAATCGCCTCGATCCCGGGAAGGAATACCTGAGGAATGGGATTAAACGAAAGGGTATCAAACACCGCCCTCTGAAGGGAGTCGATCAATTCGCCACCGTCAGAGCGCCCCATAATCATGGTGACGATTCTTTCCGCAGGCATCTTCGCGACCAGCCCAAGCTCTTGCGGTATAGGGAACTTGAGAACCGTTCCCTCTTTGATCCCAGGAATGAAGTCTACGGGAAGGAAGATATTCCCGTCCTTCTCTTCGTCGGTGGCATTCTCCCAAGCAGGGTGATTGGACATGTACAGCGCGTAGAGAGCAGAGAGGGCAGAGAAGTACATGAACCGGGTGACCGCTGCGCCCTTCATGTCAGCCGACATCTGATTTGGCATCATCTTCTCGCCCTTCATCGTGCGATAGAAGACATCCATGCCCTGGATTCTGGCGTTGAAGAACGGAAGTAGCGCCATGCCAATCTGCAAGCCACGGGAACTGCCCTTCCTGGAGAAGTTGATGGTCTCCATGGCGGCAAACAGTGCCTCTGCGCGATCACCGGTTTTCGCCAGGACGTCCTGGTATACCTTGGTTCTTGTGCTGGCTTCAGATATCTCAGACCCCCTTTCGAGTACCTCGATGCCCTTGTTGAACGTATCTCTTAGTTGAGCAAGGATGCCCTTCTGCTCCTCGCCAATCTTCCGTCGCATCTCTCTGGCCGTCTCTTGCAGGGTCTTCTTCCGGAGCCCAGAGCTAGAGATGCCAGCAGACTTCAGCGCCTTGAACTCGGGAGAATTCTGGTACGCCATCTGGATTCCCTTGGTGATCTCCTTGAATGGAGGCAGGAGCGTGCTTCCGTACTGACCAAGGATCCAAGACTGAATGGCGTCACGCAGAGTATTGCGAACGATGAACGTGGGCGAAAGGGTAGTACCGCGCCGTAGCTTCTCTGTGAACCAACCCATGCCCCGCAGAACGTCCTGAACAGGGAAGCCAGACTTGGCTACAGCGTCATGCAGAAGAGCATCCTTGACTTCGTAGTGCTTCTTGGCCCCGCCCTCCCTGACAGTGATTACCTTATACCCCTGCTGCGCATCCCCGGGCTTCTCGATCTCCTTCATGTAGCCAGTGACGACACCGTCTCTTGCCACCTTGCGTGCCGCAAAGTTCTTGGCAGCGGTGCCGATGACGTAATAAGTGTTGGCGATGACGTTCTCGATGGCATCGTTGACCGGGAGATCGCGCCCCGTAAGCCCCTTGGGGTTGGACAGGTTTGTGATCTGCGAACTGAGGCGCGGGATATCTACCTCACCCGTATCCACATCTCCTTCCATCACGGTCGGGATGCGGTAGAAGGGAATGTAGAAGGCAGACTTCCACGCCTTGGCCTCACCTGCGGAAATGAAGCCACTCTTGCGAAGAATGTCCACAAGGTTGTCATTGTATGCCTTGAAGTTGTCGATGGCAGTGTTGATGTCGCTGTCGTTCTCCCACCGCTTGTATTCCCTTTCGACATCGGCTTCACTAATAACGCCGCCAGGGTCTTTCCCGCCCCCCTTCAAGGCCTTGTACCGCTTTGCGTACGCAAAGTTGAAGAAGGCGTCGAGCTTACCCTTCTCTCTCAGTGACTGGAAGATCTTCAGTGGAGCGATCTTCTCGTTGTCGGCAGCGAGGATAATGCTTCCTTCGGTCGTGAAGCCTCCATTCTCCAGGCCAGCGAGGGCCATGTCTTGCGCCTTATCAGAGAACAGGAGTGCGTGGTATGAACCTTCAGCGGCGCTGAGGTACTTCTTGTCGCCAGTCTTGGAGTACGCTTCAATCGCCATCAATCGGACAGGATCGTAGCGGTCAACCAGCTTCTGCCGGAACGAGGAGAAGTTGCCCTTGATCAGGTCACTTGCTTCTTCCAGCGGGTTCTTCGCAGACCTCTTGGTGAAGAACGGCTTGGTGGCGCTAGGGCCTTGGGGATTGGAGAGAACGTCCTGCTTGGCCCTCTTGGTGCCAGCGGGAGCGATCTCCAGCTTCCCGGCGGGGGCAGGCTTGGCTGGCTCAGGAGTCACCTTCGGGGTAACGGGGGCTTCGGTCGACATCCCCTTTCGAGCCTTGTCGGAGATATAGAGAGCGCCGCCAACTTTGACAAGATCTTTGTTCTTGATCATGCCCTTGACCATCGCATCGACATCTTCCGGCGCGACATCCATCTCCTGGATCAGGTACTGACGAGGAGATTTCACGGGGGTCTTGCGGTCGAACTTGGAAGCCAGCCCAGACAGAGCTTGCTTGTACTTGTCGTCCGCTACCCCTTCTTCATCTTCCTCTCCGTAGACCTTGGTCTCTGCGCCCGAAGACTTGTCAGCCTCAGAGGCGATAGAGATCTCCTGGCGTCCAACGCGCTTAGCCTTCCCGCCCACCTTCTCAAACTCGGAAGTAAACCCACGCTTGCCAATCTCGCCAGACTTGATTGCAGCCAGCACATCTTCGGCGCTGTTGTATCCAAGGGCAGCAGAGTTGCGCCCGAACTCCAGGTAGAAGCGAACCTTATTGATCAGCGACAGAGACTTCGGATCCAGTCGCTTGGGGTCCACGTTGTTGAGTTGCGCCGCTTTCATAGCGACAGCTTCCTCGTTCAAGGCCTCTTGGATGGCTTGGTCACTCATCCCCTGTGCCTTGTAGATCCGCGTGTACTCTTCCTTCTGCTTGTCGTCCAGCAGGTTGGCGTTGAAGTCAGTAGCCAGCAGGTTCCACTCGGCGTCCGTGAACAGACCAGCGGCACGCATGCCGTGGACGATCTCGTGATCCATCGAGGAGATCATCTCGTCGATAGAGCGGACCCTCCCTTCAGGCGCAGCGGCAATCTGGATAACGCGATTCAGGTACTTACCAAGGGCAGGGGTCTCGTCGATTTTGCCAACGATCCCAAGAGTGAAGACATCAGACAGACCGCGACGATCAAGGGCGTCCCGCATTTCAGGAGCGATTGTGGTCTTTGCTTCTTCTGCGTTGAACTCTCGCTGCTGGCTTTCGATGTTCGGGTCTTTGCTGATAGGCAATTGGTATCTAGGTCCAGCCGCACTCTCATTTAAGTACGTCTTTCCTTCTGATTCAACAATCACACCACGATCAAGCATTTGCTTGAACATGGCGCTAGATGCGTTTCTGTTAGGAATAGCGGTGCTTGTTGGATCTTCAGAGACAGATTGAAGCGCGGTGTAGACGGAGTCTTTGTCTACGGGAATCATGCCGCTCTCATCTCTGGAGATGGATTTCATCTCCCGGGTTACGGACCTGAAATCGTCCCGGCTGTAGAGGTTCTTGTACTTGTCGAACTCTTTTTCTTCCAAAACCTCTTCAGCGGTTACTGTCTTGCCAGACCCGCTGCTGATGAGGGAATCAACCACACCCTTCTTGGTATTAGGAAGCTGACTGTACTGTGTGCCAAAGTTGTTGACCGCAACTCTGTTCTGCAGTTTGTATATCGGGTCTCCGGCACCCGGGGCAGCAATGTTCGTTTCCGTGCGGACAGCGGCCTCCTCGGCTGCTGCCTTTGTTTGCTTGGCCTGTTTTTCAGCCTGTCTCTGCTTAATGAGGCTTGCGCGACTGCGCTCAGCAAGCGCCCCAATCTCATCAGGCGTCATCTGATTAAACAGGGAGGACTGATCTGGGGTCATCTCGCGAACATATTTGCCAAGAATGTTCCGCTGAAGCGGGGACCATTCCTCAATAGGTTTAACCCGTGGATCAGGAAGATAAGCCGGAAAGGTTGGCAGCGAGGCAATATCCTGTTCTCTTTGCTTTTCAGCAAATAGCTCCTCGGCCTGCTGGTTTGATAAAGCCTGCTGTTCCCTGAGCTTTTCAATCTGAGCGTAAGCCCCCTCGTCTCCAGCAGAAAGAAGCGGGACGCCCTGCGGGGATGCCATCCTGGACATCTCCTGCTGAGCTAGGAACATGTCTCTAGCTTGCTCGTTGGAGATCTTCTGTTCCGCCCTGAGCCGCTCTATCTCTGCGTAAGCCGCTTCATCCGACGGAGGCAGGGCGGGAACGCCTTGCGGAGAAGCGACTTTAGAAAGCGCCTCTTCCGTCGCTGCCATCTTCTCTCTCTTTGGGCGCATGCCCTCAACAAGAGAGACATCTCCACCGCGAATCTGAACCGCAGTCTCCTCTCCAGCGGGAAGCTCTGGAAGTGTTTCTACAGAAGCCTTCTCGCGAAGCGCCTTGATATCTCCCTCGAACTTCTTCCTGTTCAGGTAGACATCGCGGTACAGATCAGCGCCGCCCTGAAGCGCCGCGCCAGCCAAGAAGCCACCCACGGCAGACTCAGTGCTACCTTCAAGTATGCCGCGCTGTTCGTTGTACTGGCGTTCGATGATGTTCTGCAATGCATTCTGGCTTACTTCAGTGGCAGCTTCGCCAGCGCCAGTTCCAAGCGCCCGTCCAAGGATAGTACCAGCACCCGCATCCATCGCCCTCGTAAATGCACCAGCCTCAGCGGAGACGGGGATATCACCCAGCACACGCCTCAGCGGAGTATATTTGGCGAGTCCGCTGATGGGTATGTTTTCCAGCAACGCAGTCCCGGCACCAGCACCAGCAGCATACAACTGGCGCATCAAGGGATCGATCTGCTCACCCTGAGCTTCCTGCTGCCGCATCCGCTCGACCTGTTCGCCAGCGCCTTGGATGCCAGACATCGCAGTGCTCAAGTACGGGGCGGCTTTAACCAGCTTCCCAGCGCCACCAAGCACCTTGGCAGCAACTCCAGGAGTAAAGAACGAAGCGATGCCGCCGATAGTCTGGCCCACCTGAGACGCGCCAGAAGCAGCGGCTTCTTCGCCAACTGCCTGCTTCAACTTCTCTTGGACCCACTCATTAAAGGAAGCGCCAGCTTCTTCCACTGGGCGGATACCGGTCAAGCCGCCAATGCCTTCAAGGGTAGACCCAATCAGCCCAGAGGCAAGGCCAGCAGGGAGACCAGCAGCAAATCCAGCGGCCTGCTGCATGGTGGAGGGCTCAGGTTTCTTCTCTTCTTCTCGCGGAGCCTGGACCACAGACGTAGCCATAGACTTCCTGGCTTGCTCTGTTGCGTACTTGGAAAGCTCTTGCCCTGTGAGTTCGGCAGGCACCTCCATGTAGCCGTAGCCTCTCAGGTAGATCAGTTTGTTAGCCATTTGCCTTCCTTGGGTCAGTGGCGCGACGATGCGCTCTTGTTCTTATTGTTCCGCATCAGAGCCGCCAAACATATCAACAACTTCAATCTGACCAATCGTAGGGAAGGCGCTTTGAATGTTGTCCAGCTGGCGCATCTTCTTTTGGATCTCTTGCTGATAGAAGGACTTGTCTTTGCGGGCGGCGGCTTTCATCATGTTCGTCAGAGTGTTGATCTGATTCTGAATGCTGGTAGCCTGGGCCTTTGCCGCATTGAGAGCAGCCGCCCGTGCGGGGTCAACCCTGCCAGCGCCGGATCCACTTCTCGCGCCAGCCATAATCCCAGCCCTGCTCAGGTCAGCCGCTCTATTCAGAACCCCTTCTTCCTTCTTGAACTTGATCTCAGCAGCCTGTTGCGCCATCTGGAAAGCCTGCTGCGCTTCACGAGCCTTAGTCTCGTACTCCATTTGCTTCTGTCTACTTTCAGCATTCTTGGCAGCTTCAAACATGGTACGAGCATTTGCGCCGAGATTGTTGGCAATAGTCTGAAGCTGGCCGGAATCCATCTGCATGAGGTTGAACATCATGCCAGCCTTCTTCTCTTGATCCTGCTGGCGCATTCGTTCAAGAGACATCTCTGCCATCATCGCGGCATTGATATCCTTCTCCCGCTGCTCCTTTGCCGCCTTGTACGTCTGCGACCCAACTCCAATTCCCTGAGCCATAAGGCTGGCTAGGCCAACCCGGGGGTCACGATTGCCAGCAATGGCAGCACCAGCGGCAATCAGGGCATCCCCAATGCTTGGCTTCTTTGATTCAGCCGTCTGGCGTTGGCGACGAAGAAGCTCCTCGTACTTGGAGTAGTCGGGCTTGCCAAGCATCTGCTCAGCGATAGCGCCAAACTCCTGCGGGGTTCTTTCTCCCTGTCGAAATTGCTGCATGTACTCGGCGCGATCTGTGATGAGGTCTCCCTCCGCATACCGCGCAACATGCCCACCCTGCGCCATCGCCACAGCCTGAGGAGGCGCTGCCTGCATAATCCCCTGCGGTGGAGGCTGCTGCGGCGCTCCCTGTTGAGGCTGGCCCTGCTGCATCTGCGGCTGGACCAGATTCTGCGCCACCTGCTGTGCTACAGAAGGCTGCTGTTGCTGCTGCTGTGCCTTGGCGTACTGCGCCCTCAACTGCTCCCGGCGCTTCATCTCGGCAAGCACCAGATACGGCGGCACCACCACAGGGTTCTGACCAGCGGCCAGAAGCTGCTGATCAGAGAGGTTCTTAATGTCGTCTGCTGCTTTTACGAGATTCATCGCTTACCTTAGGTGTTGATATTTTAGGTGTTACCGGAAGAACCCCGGCTGGTCAGGTAGTTGGACAGCAAGCCTGCGCCAGAAGTCAGCAAGCCAGTCAGCCCACCAGCACTAGGCCGCTGGAACTGGACTCCTTCGTACTGCATCCCGACAGGCACACCAGACAGGATACCCTGCAAGAAGTTCATCTGCTGATACGGGAAGTTCTGCTGGTTGATGAAGTCCTGATACGCAAGATCCAGAGCCTGCTGCGTTCTGACATCAACAGCGCCACCACCCTGCTGAAGAGCCGCCAGACGCTGAAGTTCAAGCTGCTGCGCCAGCGCCGGGATATTCATCATCGTCCCACCTAAGCCAGCCAGACCAGCAGCGCCAGACTGGACCTGGCCGAGAGCGGCCAACTTGTTCTGGAATTCCTGCTGACGACGAGCTTGCTGTTCAGCGGAAGCCTGCTTGATAGCGTCAAGCTGCATCTGCCACGTTGCAATGTCTCCAGCCTGAGAAGCCTTCGCTGCCTCCAGCCCAGCCTGAGTGCCGAGTTGCTGAGTGCCGAGAGCAGCTTGCAGATTCGCCTGACCAGCGGTGAGGCCAGCCTGCTGATTCGCCATCTGCGCTTCAAGAGCGGCGCGAAGGTTGGCCTGCTGAGAGGCGAGAGACGCAGCCCGATCACGCTCAAACTGAGCCTGAGCGGACTCGTAAGACTTCTGCAAACCAGTCGCTTCGATATCACCCAACTGGCGCTGGAGAGCCTCTTCAGCCATGCCCTCTTGAATCGCCTGCCGAGAACCACCGAAAGCACCTGCGCGTACAGCGGCAGCAGATCGAGCAGCACGTTGCATATTGGACTGCCGGATAGCTTCACGCTTTTGGGCGTCCATTACTGCCTGCTGATAAGGAGACATGTACTTCTCAGCGGTAGGCGCTCCGAACTCGCCAACCTCAGTACGACCAGCCGTCACGCCGCCGGGAGCCTGGATCGTCGGCGCGGTAAGCGGGGAGACAGAGATAGGAGCCTGGAATCCCATCTTCTGAATCTGCGGCATCAGGCCCATCAGGTAGCTCTGCTGCTCTTGCTGTTGAGCCGCCTCAGGGCCAAGGCCAACCTGCTTCAGAAGGTCGAGACCAGATCCGGCACCAACCCCAGCAATGTCTGTCGCCCAGTTAATGTTCGATAGACCCTTGCCGAAATCAGTGTTGGGGTCAACCGCTGTATAGCTGTAAGTAGGCTCTCCTCCAGCTCCGGGTACATCAAACTTCTTGAAGACGCTAGGCAGGCTCTCAAGCCCTGAAAGCGCCCCAGATGTCATTCTGCTGGAAGTGAACCCAACCCCAGGCGTGTACTGCCCGAAGTCCTGACCGAAGCCCATAATACGCTGACCACCGTACACCGGAGGCGGGTTGAACAGGTTTTGCGAGGGGACATTCGGGTTAACAGACCCAAACAAGGAAGCAACACCGCTGGATCCACCGAAGCCGCCAGCACTGGGCGTCTGCGCCGTGCCAAACCCAAGGATGTTCGGGCCAGTAAAAGGAGTTCCAGTCTGCGCCGTGCCAGTTCCAGTTCCGGTCGGGCCAAAGCCACCACCATCCACCTTGCGGATAGCGCCACCCTTGCGGTAGTTCTTCACCTTGCCGTCTTCGCCAATCTCAAACTGAGCGAGAGAACCACCAGCGGCGTAGCCCTTCTCGTAGCGGAAGTCATCCTCTTCCCGACCGCGAGGAGCGTTAGAAACGGTCCCTTTATTGAGAGCAGAGTAGAACCCACCTAAATCAGGCTGAGAGGAGAAGTCAAAGGTAGGCGCAGCAAAGGGAGTAGACTTCGTGTCTAAGATAAACGACTTCCCAACATCGGCGCTTCCAGATCCACCACCCCTAGCCCCAGAGGTATCGGAACCTCTTGCGGCTGGAGTTGATCCTCCCTTGTCTGCGGGAAACCCACTTCCACCTCTAGCACCAGAGACATCAGCGCCTCTGCCAGCAGGGGTGGCCTCATCCCCCTTGACCACGACTGGCTTTGCAGGCTCCTTTGTGCGGTCGATAATCCCGTCACCCCTCTCTCTCGGAGTGGGAGTTGCGGCTGGGGGTGGCGTATTGGCCTGCCCAACCGGAGAGACATTCGCGCCAGAGGCATACGCCGCAGTGTTCTGTCGAATCAGGTTGTCAATCGTAGACGTACTCCCACCACTACGAGCGACTTCATCGCGAAGGCCAGAAAGAGCCAGCGACATCTCGCTAGGAGTTCTGGCGCGAGTGACGCCGTCAACCGTAATGGGACCAAGCGCCTGTTGAACCAACCCAGCATTCAACGCATCCTGACCACCGAAACTGATCAGGTTCTGCGGGGGAGGAGCGACAGGACCAAGGACATTCGTTCTCGCAGCAGACCCACCCAGAAGAGAGGCGAGACCTCTAGTCTGTTCGTCAGTCGCGTACTGCGCCGGGTTGTACCCGCCAGCACCGCGATTCTCCGGGGTAGTCCCGGCGAGTCCAGCTACCGTCTGCGGAAGAACCTGAGCGGATGCCCCGACTCCAGGAGTGACGCCAGTGCGCCCAGTACCAGGACTAGCGACACCAGCACCGACCCCAGCAGGGCGACTAGGAGTAATGCCAGGAACAGTCGGATTGATTCTAGGACCACTTGTTCCTCCGGCAGTAGGACCAGGGGTGTAAAGAACGGGAGGAGGAGCGTATGTCCCAACGCCAGTCCCAATGTTCGTGCCAGCGGACCAGCTAGAAGTCGGCGCTCCAGGCAGGGTATTCCCAAATGGGCCAGTTCTCCCTGGATACGTCACGCCACCGGAGAGAGATTTGCTGATAATGTCAGCGAGATCCTCTGCCTTGATCGCGTCTTCGGAAAGAGCAATCGGCCCAGCCTGCCGGATCTTCTCATAGCGTTCAGCGATCTCTCGCGCCAAGCTACCACCGTTGTCCATCTTTGCCAGAGCGCCACCTTCAGCCATCGAGGTAACGATCTGCTTGTACTTCTCGGGAACCCAGGTGCGCGTCTTCTCATCCCACACCATCCCGAGCAGTCTAGGATTGCTTTGAGCCAAAGCGCCAGCAATGCCTCTCTTTTCTGTCTCAGCGGGAGCGGCAACGTCAGTTCGCGTATCCGGCCCACCAGCAGTAGTGCCGCCAGGAGTAGCAGCGGGAGGCGGCGTGGACCCAGCACCACCGCCCTGCGTAGTCGCATTCCAGAACGTGGCATTCGGAAGGTACTGGCGCATGTAGTCAGGGGTGAATACAGCGCCAAACGCAGCATTAAGGAGTGCGTTCCTGTAAGGTTTAATCCACTCAGGAACATCCTGAATTTGAACTTGTGAATTTAGAGGTTCAGCCATTACAAATCTCCTTAATACTACGCAGGCAGAACCCTGCTATCCTTAATCTTTCCAGGTTGATTCTTGGTGCCAGTGCGATCCATGCGAACCCTGTCCATCATGGCGTATAATTTCCTTGCACCAGCTTCACTGCTGCCATCTCCCAAGCCGGATACGACATCGGCGGGGATAATGAACTCATCGTTCGACAGGAGAACCTTCTGACCACCATGCGCCATACGAGCGGTAGCCATATCGTCCATTCCATTGCCGGGGCCTTTTATCATTCCCTCTGGTGGAGCGTATTCCTCTTCACCCTCGCCCTCACCTTCCTCTTCGTTTTCGCCAGACATGCGCTTGTACAGATCCTGAAGCGCCTCTTTCCCGTAGTAGGCAAGGTAGGTGTTTAGCGCAGACTCGGGGTCTTCGCCGTCTCCACGGATGGCATCCATCGCATCCCGAACAATCTGTTGCGCCTTCTCTTCTTCAGGCTCCAGCTTGCCGCCTTCTGCCATATTCTGAGTGGCACCCGGGAGGGCGGCAGCGATACCGCCAGCGCCAATTGCAGGCTGACCCTGGGGTTGTTGGCCTTCTGGCTGATAGATGTTCAGGGGCCGAAGCAGAGGGAAGATCATCTTCTGCATCTGCTGCCTATTTCTCTCGTCGATGTATTGCTGCATCTGGTTGAGAGTGCTTTGGTCTTGCTTCTTTTGATCGGGGGCAAAGGCACCAGCGGCTTGAGAAACGGCGCTAGTAAGCAATGTGGGAGCAACCACCTTGGTCAGCAATGGAGCCAGGAGACCCTTGCCAGAGGCAAGCATGGTTTTAAGTCCACCAGCCTGCAATCCCGGGACCATGAGCATAGCGGCACCAGCGCCCAGACCAATCGCCCCCAAGAACTTCTTCCACGACCACGCCTCCGGCATCCCCGTCTCAGGATTGATCGTCAGATCCTGTCCCAGAAGCGCCGCGATACCCGCAAGCTCTTCCGGCTGGATGTGCATAAGGATGGAGTCGCCGCCGCGACCTTTGGATGCTACCTGCTCCGCGAGAGCGCCGATGCCTTTGTTCTTCATGTCGTGACCGTGACTGTACCTAGTTTAATCTTGATCTTGTTGGTGGGCGCGAAGACCTGACCGGGGAGTACAATCCTTAGCGCACCAGTTCCATCAGCCCACACCATGCCGTCCCTCAATCCGTATCCACTCTGAGGGCATTGCAGAAGCATGAGGGAGCTTCCGACAATCTCTCCAGGGATCCGTTGATTGTAGATGTGGATCCCTAGATTCCTAATAAGAGAGTCGAAGTACGTCTGATCGTACTCGGCGGGTGGCTTTGGAAGCGCCTGTACTGGTGTGTTTCTGTTCATCGCCTACCGCATGCCATCCGGCTGGATCTGGATTCTGTTGGAACCCAAGCGCCACTTCTGAATAGGGTTTCCGCCTTGATAGGACTCAGCCTTGAGCTTCACCTGTCTGGCGCGGATACGGACATTGCGCTGAGTTGTCTCCGGCGCAGAACCCTGCACTGTGACAGTGTTGGTCTGGTATCCAGCGGTGGACATCGGGTAGTTCACACCGGAGATCTGCATACTGACCTTCTGGTCGTAGCCGTTGTTGTCGATCTTCGGATCGTTGACGAACTGAACGTCAGGGATAATCCTGCTGACGAACATCAGGTTGTCGCCGTCTTCAATATCGATAGGGCCAGACGTGACGTAGGCATCGATGTTCGCGCCGTTGTCAGTGTACCCGTACTCGTGACGGAAGAGAGAAGTAGTGGTGTTGACCGTATCGAGCCCGCCGCCATTCACTTCATTCGGCATTGCGCCAATCGGATAGCCGTCAGCGGCGAGGTCCAGCCACGCCGTCCGGTCCATCGTCCCAATCGTCCAGATATTCTCGACGTAGTTGTACGCAACGTATCTGCTGTTCTCGCCAGTTGGAATCGTGGCGCAGGGATACCACCAGTAGACCTCGTTGAACTGAGCATTCACTCCAGCGGTTACCTTTGTCTTCTGGTTCCAGTCCAGGTCAGCAAAGACATAGCTCAGTACAGGACAGTTCATCTTCACGACACTTCCGCTGTACATGTAGAAGTTGTTGTTGTCCATCCAGTACACAGTGCCTCTGGCGTCGATACCAGCATTGGGACCAATGATTGAGATGGACTCGCCGATACGAGTGAAGCTGAACGTGTAGGGAGGTCCAGTGTAGGACATGGCGAACAGCGCCTTGTCGGTGAACACCAGGATCTGCTGCTGAGTAGGGATCGCAGAGACGATCTCGGACCCGCTGGATACAGTGAACCCGCCAGCCGTGTTGTCTGTGCGAGGCTCCCAATCCAGGTAGTCTTCCTGGGAAGACCACCGAACGAGAAGTAGATTCTGTTCATTGCTTCCGATATCGTTGCACCCGAACGCAATGACATGCCGATCAATGTCGGAGACAAGAACCTGGGACGCCACAACCGGAGCATCGTTTGCGCCAGCGATTGTCGTCAGATCTACGGCGCGAGTATTCAGCGGATCCAGGCCGGAAGCCGTCCAATAGTAGATAGGACCGTAGCGCCGATTGATGACGAGATCCTGCCCGTAGTTGGACTCAGACCAAATGCACAGATTCTCGGCAGGGCTTAACGGCGAGAACGCGCTACCCCAAGGGCCACGACCCCAAGCGCCAGATCCCCATCCAGTCGAGTACACCTGGGTATTGAGGCCCACGCTGATCTGAAACGCGGCGCTGACGCCAGACCCACCACCAGCGGTTGAGGGCGTTACCGTAGCGCCAGCAGGGAATACAACGTAGAAGCTGGTAGCGTCTATGATCTCAGTGATCTGGACCTCTACGTTCAACTGATCCGCAGTGTACCCATCAAACCCAGTCGCCCCAGAGAACGTCACCCAGTCATATTCAATTGCGCCGTGGGCTGAGGTTGTAGTGACCTTCATCAGCGATGTGCCAGCAGTCTGGGTCTCAAATGGATTGTTCCCAAGAGACACTGTGGATCTAATGGGAGTGATGTCGTTTATGTACCCACCAGATTCAATGTAGTACTTCTGGTTAGTACCAAGTCCAATGAACCTCTCTAGCGAAAGAGAGGTCCACTGGAGCATTGATCTGCATGTGCCGTAGATGGTTTCCGCATTCGCATACGCGGTCCATCCACCAATCACTTCTGGATACCCGAGCCTAAACCGCATCTTGTCGCAGTCGTACCAGAATCCTTCGGAGGAGTATTCGGTAACGTCCTTGACGATACCCGGCTTAGGCAAGAGTTTCAGAAGAGGCATTTCAGGTAATCACTGTTTCGGCTCAGTCTCGGAAGTTTGGTTCTGACTGTTGACCAATTCCACACTAAACAACTGCTTGGCAGCGGTCAACTGATCGGCTTGGAACTGGAGATTGGCGATCTTCAGGTTGATGTCTTCGATCTGGTTGACGAGGTACTTCTCACGATCACTGAGTTCACTGTAGAGAACTTTGCGGTTCTCGATCTGGATTGCTTTATCCATTTGTTGTTTTGTCCTTTAGGCGTTATGGTGTAGATTGAATGCGCCTAGATCAATGCTAACACCCACGCCGAGTAAGGACTACTTCCCAGGTGCGACTTCTTTCGCTTTCATCTGCTGATACGCAGCCTCAACCGCACGAGCGATCACATCGACAGGTACGTTCTTGAGCTTCTTCTGCGCCGCTTTGATAGCGAGATCCTTCAGCACGGTGCCTTCAGACCCGGGCGCGGAAGCCAAGACATCCTTCACGCCAAGGAGATTGGCGCACCGGATGATCTCATCGTCGGCGCGAGTCGGAGTCATCTGCGCCACGATCTCAACAATCGGATAGACGGACCCAACAACTCCCTTAACGAACGCCATGCGAGACGGCGAGAAGATCGACTTCACTTTAGAGATGAAAGACATGCAGGCTCCTAGCCGAGGTTTTCAAGCTTGTACTTGGTGGTAGCCAGTAGCGAGAGAATGCTATCCACGGTGTTCTGGATGTGCGTCTCATCGCCCATCTGCTTGCGGTTCTTCGTGACGTAATCGTAGAGTTCGCTGACGAAGCTGACAGGCTCCTTCGGGCAGATGAACTTCTCCGTAGGGAACGTGGGAGGAACGCCATGAACACCGAAGCACTCTTCAGCAAGCGAGTCAGTGAGGTCGCCCAGTTCGTCGTAGAGAGAGCCAAGCGCCTTGTGCTTCGCGTAGGATCCAGGGCCTTTGGTCAGGAGGTGAAGCATGTGCGCGGCAGTGACGCCGTGCAGCAGCTTGGAGATGAAGTCAGGAGAATCGCCTTTGTACATGTTGCCTCGTTATTTAGCGGAGAGAGGTGGCGCGGGGGCGTCCCACGGGGGAGGGAGAGGGATCGAAGGGGGGTTCTTCTGGTTGGCAATCTGCTGCGCCAGGGACGCATCGTAATTGTCAACCTGCGCCTGGGTCAAGGCACTGACAACCCACCCCTGAACCTGAGCCTTCGTCAGGCTGTCGTAGGGGGTGAAGTCAGTCGGCGCGGGAGGACCGAGAGATACTTGGCCGTAGCAATCGGCAGAGTACTGGCCGTCCGTAGCCGTGCGCCGCCAATCAACGGTGATGACGACATCCGTCAGAGAACCCTCTGCGGGTTTAACCGTCAGGGGGTTGAAGATCCAATCGTAAACGATTGCCATATTTAGTTCCTCGACTTCAGAAGGTCGATCTCGGCCTTCAGTTCTTTGATAGCGTTGATTAGCGCAAAAGTGATTGCGTGTCCGTTGTAGTTGTAGAGTTCAGTGTCTTCAGCATCAGACTCGTTCAGCTTTGCTTTGAAGATTCCAACACACTCAGGGAATACCTCTGCCAACTCTTGCGCCAGGATTGAAACCTGCTCCTTGCCATCAGCGGCAAAACCACCCTTGCCGTTGTACTCGTAGCAAACTGGACGCACTTGGCAAATCTCAGCAAGCCCCTTGGCGTACTCTCCCTTGACGGTCTTCAGTCGGGCGTCAGAGGCGATTGTCCAGGTGTTTGTGGTTGGCTTGGCTGCGGAATCAGTGGATAGCTGAAGCTGGTAGGCTGGACTCGACGTTCCAATACCGACGTTGCCAGTCGAGGTGATGCGCATCCTTTCGGTAGAGCCAGTGCAAAAATACTGACTTCCCGAAATCATTCCGATCTCAGTAGCATTCGCCACATTGTCCGAGAACTGCATGTAGACATCGCGGCCAGAGGCTTCGGACTGGATGCGGAATACGGAATTCGACCTAACTGTAGTCCCCGTTTGTGCAGAGGTTATAAACGCAGGATTCGGTTGCAGCGAGGTTCCAGCGACAGTCAGCAAGCCAGATGCGCTTGATGTGCCGATGCAGACGCTGCCGGAAGAGGTGATGCGCATGCGCTCGGTGCTGCTGGTGCTGAAAATCATCGGCTGGGCATTTGATGTAGACACCGTCAACTGATTCAGCGAAGAGATAAAGGCAGCGCCAGTAGAGTTGTTTAGCGTGAGAAGGATCTCGCCAGCACTCGCTGGGGCGCTAACAGCCATAGTACTGAAGCTTCCAGCACCGCGAACCTCAAGCGTATACGAAGGGGTAACGCCGATACCGACAGCTCCAGAGAACACCGGATCCGTATTGAACACCAGCGTCCCAGTGCCAGTCTCATCCGTCACCGCAGATCGGAGGTTGGCGCTGGAGGGAGTAGCCAAAAAGGTGGCAACGCCAGTCCCCATGCCTGAGATGTTGGATACTTGGTAACCAAGGCAGTTGGATAGATTCCCAGAGTTGGGAGTCCCAAGTATTGGAGTGACGAGAACTGGAGAGGTGGCAAACACCAAAGCGCCGCTACCAGTCTCGTCCGTTACGGCAGAAGCAAGGTTTGCGCTAGAGGGCGTAGCAAGGAACGTGGCAACGCCAGAACCCAATCCGCTGACGCCAGTCGAGATGGGAAGCCCGGTGCAATTCGTCAATGTGCCCGATGTAGGCGTGCCGAGAAGCGGAGTGACCAGCGTAGGGGTATTGGCGAATACCAGCGCCCCACTGCCTGTCTCGTCGGTAACGGCGGAAGCAAGGTTAGCAGAAGACGGGGTAGCGAGGAAGGTCGCCACCCCACTGCCAAGCCCAGACACCCCGGTAGAGATCGGCAGGCCAGTGCAGTTCGTAAGAGTCCCTGCGGATGGGGTGCCGATGTTCGGAGTGGTGAGCGTTGGGGATGTCGCCAATACAACAGACCCAGTGCCTGTTACGGCGCTGACCTGAGTCCCGTTGATGCGAAGCACATTGCCAGTGCCAGCCGTATCGAACGTCTTGTTCGTAAACGTATCGGTCGTCGCTTTGCCGACGAGAGTGTCGGTAGCAGCGGGAAGCGTGAGTGTACCAGACGCAGCGGCAGCAGACTGAAGGGTAGTCGTGCCAGACGAGGATCCAACGAAGACAGCGCCAGTCGCTTCCAACAGCGCCGTCAGCTTCAGGCTGGTCAGCACTTCCTTAACAGCAGCGCCAGACCCACCGCCGTTCAGGTAAACAATCGACGAGTACCCGGGCTTGATCGTGACGGTAGATCCAGACCCCTGGGAGATGACAATGTTCTGCCCACCAGTCGTGTTGTTCTGAACGTAGTAGTGCTTCTTGACGGTGTTCGGCGTGATGCTGACAGTGTTCGTAGCGGCGAGTGTCCCGGTGAATATCAAGACCTTGTTGCGCCCATCACCAGCAGACCCGTCAGGAATGTTCAGGGTGTGCGTGGTTCCTGCCAGTGTTATCGAAACCGATCCATCGATAGCAGTATCGAATAGATCGAAGTTGGTGTTCGTCGTCGCGCCCCAAGTACCAGATTGCTCACCAGTAGCAATCTTCTGGATCTTGTTGTTTGAAGTGTATGTGGAGGGCATTAGTTGGTCACCGAGCTAATCACTGCAATCGCGTTGTTCACATCCGCAGTCGGGAACTGAACCGTAAGGGTGCCGCTGGAAACAGTCTTGTCCGTACCGAAGTCCAGAACGAAGACCGACTTGTCAGACTTGGAGGAGTTGTACACCAAAGCGCCGCGACATGTGAAGGAAGCAGAAGTCCAGCTAATATCGGCGAAGTCGAGGATCGTGTAGATCCCCTGCTTCGTGACGGTAGCCGTCAGCGTCTTACCGCCAGCAGTGTACCCGGTGCCGACCACTTCATTCGACGTGGTGTAAACCGTAGTCGTGTTGTCGATACTCGCAGAACTCGTGTAGAGGGCGATCTTGATAACGTCCGTCGAGAAGTCGTGGACGGCAAGAAGCAACTGCTCCTTGAATGAATCTGTTACATAGCTACCAGTGAACGCCATGTGTTAACCGATATTCCTTTTACTGTCGGGGTTCCTGAAGTTGTCCATGCGCTGCTCGTCTTCGCAGACGTTCTTCAATTCAAGCATACCGAGTTGGTAGAGCTTCTCGTACTGCTGTTGCATTTGCTGGTCACCCTTCAAGAAGGTGTACGCCTCAACAAGACATCCGTACAAAAGAACTTGAGGGAAGTAGGTGCTGACCCAGGTGGTCGCGCTGCTCCCGCCAGAAGTGATCGTATCAGGCGTGGAGTAGTAGTAGAGAGTGTAGGTGTACGGTATGTCAGCAGATGGCGCTACGAGAATCGTGGTATTGCTGTTGCTGGACTTTTGGATTGCGTAGTACGCAGGCGACCCAGTGCTTCCAGCAGAAGCCTCGGTAACGCCGTATGCCTCCGTAAGGTACGAAGGCTCTTTCAGTAGAAGACCAGTTTGCAGGCCACCCACATTGACGAACAGACTCAGGGGCATAACGAAGTCGGTAGGCGTAGTTATTGTCTGAGTCGTAACGCTGCCAGTGATGGATGACCTGCTATCAGGTGACTTTACGTCTCTGTTGATACGCTGCTCCGCAAGCTGGATGATGGAGTCCAGATTGGACAGAAAGGTGGCTTCGTCTGATTGGACGTAGTCCTGAATCTGTTGCGTGAGCTCAGCGTAGGTCATGTTTATAGACTAGCTCAGAGAGACTAGTTCATCGGCCCGGTCGGGCGAATCTTCTTCGAGATGCCGTAGCCTTTGCACATCCCGCCGCCAGCGTACTTCGCAGCGCCGCCCTTCGCGAACTTCTGACCAGTGCTTTGCGGGGTGGGTTTGCCCATCGCCATCTTCTTGTGCTGGGGCATTTCACCCATGGCCTTGCCCATCTTGGCCTTGGGCATATCGCCACCCTTCTTGTACTTCGGGGTGAGCATGCTGTCTTTCGTGTTCATCGAACCTCCTTTGAATTTGCGGATAGCGCCGCCTTCGCTTTTCTTCGGAGTGTCACCCCCGGAAGATTTTCCCTTCACGAACGAGCCAATGCCGCTCATGAATCGCTTAAACTTGGACTTCTTGGGCTTACCGCTGGAGGCCGACATCATCGACTCAAGCTCAGAAGACTCGCCCTCAGATTCAACGCCATAGCGAGGAGCAGGGGCAGAGGGCAGAGAGGGGAGGCCGATAGCCGAGGTCTTCATGAGTTCCGGGTCGGCTTCAGCCATGGATTCCAAGAACGAAAGATCGCGGTCGAGATACTCAGGGGTGGTCGCTCGACGCCGGGGCATCGGGGCAACGGGGGCTTCGCGTTTAGAAACTGTAGTTTTCGTAACGGAAACAGATCGAGGCTCAGGCTTTGAGGACTTTGATTCAGAAGCCTTATAAGGAGCCTGCTTCATATCAGGAACTCTAGGGGCTAGTTTGGACAATCTAGCCGCGAGACCAGAGCGCATTATGCCCTCCTCTGTTTCTGGCTTCCCAAAATCCTCATCGCTCAATCTACTCCCAGCAAATTTAGCTCGCTCCGAAGCAGAGTAGCTTTTTTTACTTGCTTGCTTTTTGTATTGATCAGGATACACAGAGGCCGGGTCAATACCAAGAGATCGAAGCTCCGCAGGAGAAGCGCCGCTAGGATCCTTCATGATCATCCTGCGGCGAGCAATTTCATTGGGGCTAAGGTATTCAACTTCGCCACCGCCAGCAAACTTCTTGGTCTTCATCTTCATAGATCCACCTTCAGATTTTTTATCGGATTTCTTCTTCCGCATCATTCCAATGAGGCCAGGAAGCGCCGCCATGATCGGCGCAGCGATCTGTCCACCCTTGCCGCCAGCGCCAGCCATAGCGCCAAGAGCAATGAACTTGCCGTAGTCCTGCATGAACTTCTTCATGCCAGCTTTGGTTTTGGGGATTTCGCCAGCGGCCTTGGCGAGTTCAGGACTTGCGCCTGGAGCCTTGGCTGCTTCCTTGAAAACCTTAGCCATGTCAGCCATAGAAGAAGCGCCGGATTTGTATGCGGTCATGGCGTTCTTTTCAGGGGCAGAGAAGGCAGGCAGATTCGACAGATCATCGCTCGGCTTCGCTGCGGCCATCAGCGCAGAGGCAATCTTCTGGTTGTCTACTGAATACTTTGGCGAACCTTTCCCGGAACCAGATGCGGGTGACTTAACCTTTTCGGCGGTAGCCGCAGGAGTAGCGTTCGCCTGCTCTGGAGGAAGGCCGAAGCTTGCAATTCCAGAAGGGACTCCAGGGGAGGGCAACTTCGGGCGCATGGCATCCTGCCTCTGCTTCTCAGGCCCCCTCAACATTCCGCGAACCAGAGCGCCAGTCCCCTTAGCAGCCAACTCCCCAGGCATCGTCGGGGACAAGTACGGAGCCATGGACGTAGCCATCCTGGCAGCCCCGGCTGCTTGCTTGGGAATCTGGCCAAGGGCTTCGTAAATAGCCCCAAATGGAATCCTTTCGCCAACATCAGAGAGGGCTTGATAGATGTCGAAGCCACCGCCCCCCTGCTTCCTGATAACCTTCTTGAACTTCGGCATGTGATTTCCTTAACTGATAGCGATTTTAACCTGACCAAGGCTAACGTAGATCTTGTTGGGCAGAACAGGGTTCCAACCAAAATACTCGCGAGTAGGAGGGTTCTGCTGCGCCGCCGTTCTCGGGTTGTAGAGAGCAATAGACTCGCCCCTGACGTACTTGCCAATCTGAAGCTGAGGGTTGTCTATATCGAAACACTCTTCGCATACAAGAAGCCCATTCCATCTCTCGTTGTATATGTACTTCTTGAGACTCGTGTACTTCACCTGCCGAGCGCAGATGTCGCACATCGCGATTGCGTGCTTGCCGGATGCGTACATTACCAGCTATATCCCCCTGGCACAAGCATGACAGCAGATCGCTGACGATCTTCATCTGCGGCGCGTTGAAAGTCTTCCTCGTACATCGCCTTCAACTCAGGGATCCGAGCGAAAGCCTCAGGCCGCTTGCACGCCAACTGATACGCCAGACCGGAGATCATCGCCGGGACGAACCGGAAGGGAACGTCCATATTGTTGTTCGCATTCGTGCCGACATCCTGCTGACGGCGCAAGCGGTAGTACACAAACTGGCGCGAGATCGTATCGTCAGGCACCTGCCAGAACGTGATCTCAGGGTTCGCCCGATCCCTGGCAACGTAGTACTGAATCGGCGTTCCGCGAAGTAGCTTGTTGGGCAGGGTGTTGTAGGTGACGAACGAGATGCGCGTGATGGCGATGTCCGTCTGCTGATTCGTCTGCCCAGCGTAGGTACGGATCACGCCCTCAAGTACGTCAATCGTGTCTTCAGCCAGCGGATAGGTAGCCGTTCCAGGCGTCAGCGATAGCGTCTCCTGATCCACGCACCACAGGTTCAACCCACGATTCGCCCACTCCATAGAGAGCAGGTTAAGACTGCGCCGCGCCGTACGGATCTCGTAGCCACCCTTGACCTCGACACCCACACGCTCATACGCTTCCTCGATAATGTCGAGGATGTTGATGTTCCAATTCGCAGTTCCTGAAGTAGACATTACCTGAACCTCTTAGCGATTCTCTTGGCCGACTCCGGCTGGCTGGAGAACTGCTTCCCTTCTTTTGTGGCTTCCCGCTTGGCTTTCGTAGAAGCGGCATACACACCCGAAGGCATGGCTTCGATTGCCTTCTTGGGGAGGTAGCGTTCGCCTGTGGCCTTAGGTCCTTGCGTGGAAGGCTTCCCGCTCTTTGTGGTCCAATCTTCCTTGCCCCATTTGGACAGGCTCTTCTGAGCGCCAGACTTCTCGCCAGAATACCCACCGCCAGCAGCTTCGTACTTCTGCGCCACCAACTGAGCCTTACGCGCAGACCACTGCCCAGGCTTGCCGCCTTTACCAGACGCCATTACCTGAGACTTGATGCGCTCTCGAAGCTGAGGCTTGGTGTATCCCACTAGAAGCCCTTCTTCGCCTTTGGAGTCTGTAACTTGGAGAATTTGCGAGCGACAGTCGCCTTAGGGTATGAACCTGCGCCGAATTGAGCCTTCACAGGTTTGCCCGTCTTCTTCGACATCGAAGGCGTGCTGACCTGTTTGCCCATGCTGAAGCGCCCGATCATCTCTTCACCCGACGAGCTTCAGACAGCGCGATAGCAATACCCTGCTTCGGGTTGGTCACCTTCTGACCGGACGAAGACTTGAGCTTCCCGGCCTTGAACTCGTGCATGACCTTGCCAACCTTGCCCTGCTGCTGGGCGGACATCTTCATTTGGCCCTTCATGGATTACCCCCAGAAAACGGTTACGGCATCAGTGTTGGTTAGCGTGATGTGAATGTCTGTCGAAAACCGAACGCCATTCCCAGCAAGGTTGATATAAATACCAGGATCATCCTTGTAGGCGAGTTCGATCTTCGTAGTGCCACCAGACCCACCATCCTTAAACACAAGAGAACCTTCCTGCTTGGAGAAGATGAAGATCCCGACAACTCGGCCAGGACCAGCAAACACGGTGCCAGTCGCTGTCATCTTTTTCGATTGCAGATCACTAGTCATAGAGCTTCCTCTTCTGGCTAGACGGGGGAGCCTTCTTGCTCCCGCCAGGCCCAGCCCACAGAACTTTCCTCGACCAATAGTTGGCCGACAACTTAGAGTCCTTCCCCTTGATGCCAGCAGACCGGGCCATATAGCTCTTCCGCGCAGAAGCGGAATAGTTGTGACCCATAGACGCATCGCCAAAGTGAACGAGCTTTACCTTCTCGCCCTCTTTGGCAAGCACCATCTTTTTCTTCGCAGGGTTGGAAGACTTGATCGGCTTGTTGAAACCGGGGAACGTATGTCCCCGGTACTCAATCCCGCCAGACGTTCTCTTGAAGCTGGGCATAAAGCACCCCTTAGAACGTCACGCTGCCCATGCTGTAGATCGTCACAGCAGCCGTACCCACATTGGTGAACGTGACCAGGAAGCTCTTCTGCTCGTTCTGGGCAATCGTCATCGTGCC